TACATTGTCTGTATCTTGGCAAAAATACAAAACACGGTAATTTTTATCTTTATGCATGATTAAATTACAAATCGCGTTATAATAATAATTAAATGGCATAATTGGGTGACAATCTTGAATATTAACATAATCTCCTAAACGAAAATGCATACTAACCGTTTCTTTGTCTGAGAATAATTCAGTATATTCATTCTTAATAGCGGCCTGTTGTTCTTCCAGCTGTATCATTGTTTTAATTGTATTCCAATGTTTATCGAAATACTTATAACTTTGATAATACCCGTGTAGTAACATTTTGGGACCTTTTGGTTTTGGTATTTTTTTATACTCAAACATCCTCTCATTATACGCGGGCATTGACATTAACGATTCATTAGTGTTTTTACACAATGGGTTGTATGTTGTCATATTTCTCAACCCAATTAAAAATGAATTCCAATATGTGTTACGCACAGTTCCTGTATGTAATTGTTCTGTATATGGGAATATAATATCACACGTATTTTCTAATCCATATGATATAGTAGTAAATATTTGAAAAAGTTGATTTCCAAGCCCCCCCATAGGTTTAATAGATACTGTATTTGTCATTATACAGTATCTATGATAATCCATTTATATCATTTTTACAATTCTACCAAATTTACAGACCAAAAGTTTCTTTGATAATTTCACTCTTACTTGGTCCTTTCTTCTTTTCGCTCTGTTTTTTTACTTTATATACCCCCGTATTATTAGCTGCTCCAGAAGAGTAATTATTTATAAAATCTTCATTTTCCTCATGCAGCTCAGGTAATATTCGTGTCATAGGCTTATCAATAACTAATAACATATGGTCGGATTTCAACAATTTTCTATATTCTTGTATGGATAGATTGCCGTAAAACTTATCCAATAAGTAGTATGGATTGGGAGCAGGCTTAATATTCTTTTTGAAATTATAAACCTTCCCGTAGATTTGATTTAATAGATGATATCTCTCAAACTTAACCGAGTCGTCTATATTTTCTTTCATTAAATACGCAGCCGCACATTCGGGTCGGCAAAATGAACCATATCCCTGCATTTGATTATCTAAATTATGCTTGGGAATATAACATGAAGGGTTATCATATTCATACGTACACCAAAAACACGCAGAATTTTTGTCAGGATAATCTGATTTATATAATTGTAATTTAATCTCCTTTAATTTCATATTAATATCTTTCATACTTATATTATCGGTATCTGTAATACAAGGTGGGCTAGCCTGATTCGTTGTTTCAATCTGTCCGTTACATAGACTACACATATTGTTTTCAGGTATACGTAACTCGTTATGTTCGGTCGTCGTCAATGTGTCTTTTTCTGTTATATCATATACAGAAAAATTGTTACCAACTGTAGTATCATAACTAGCCACAGTTGGTGGTGCCAATGGGTTATATTGTAATGGGTCGTTTACATAATGAGACAAGGTGGTATTGTGAGAAGACATATCATCCATCGAACATTTTAAATGTAGAATTATATTTGTAATAGTATTGGCGTCGTCGTTGATATCATTGGGTTTTACTATTAATTTCCCTCCTTTGGGTTTTCGTCCTCGTTTCTTAGGTACTTTTTCTTCTATTGGAGTGTCTACATTATCTATTAGTTCAGACTTTTTTTTACGTCCCCTTTTTTTTTTAATAGGTTCTTCTGGTGGTGATTCCATATGACGTTTTATATAATAAATAATTCAAATAACTTTATATTGTTTACTAAATGTATTTGCCGTAATATACGTAAGAAAATAGTTTATATTTATGTAATAATATTTTTAGTTAGAATAACATTCGCGGCACATGGGAGCATAATTACTAGAACCAATAACGACTTGTTGTTCTTCCGTAGATAACCTCTTTGAGAATATTGCGTGTCCTTTACATTTAACACATTTTGCTTTTAATTTTACAATATTGTCGCATAAAGGTATCAAGTCTAAAAGTTTACCGAATTTGTTACGCTGGAAATCTCCATCTAACCCGCATATATATACTTTTTTTTTGTATTTTTCAACAAGTTCATATACAGTCTCATACAAGTCTGGAAAGAACTGTCCTTCATTAATAAGTATAATATCGGAATTTTGTATCATATTTTCTTCACACACTTCTTTGATGGTGTTTGAAAATACACACGGTATCATAACCTGGTCGTGTGTAGATAACATAGAGTCGTGATACCGTGTATCAGCACTAAAATTAATGACCTTAATATTTTGATTGTTAGCATATTCTGTATTATACGTGTCTATCAAACGAGTAGTTTTACCTGAAAACATAGGTCCAATTATTAATTCTAAATATCCGCTGGTTCCATTAGACATCCCTTATATTGTCTTGTAGATTATTACTATATGATTTTTATAAAATATAAACCAAACTGTAAATTCAATTTTTAGATATTCAGTTGGAACTAACATAAACGGGAAATTCTATATAATCTATATGACAAGTGTTTCTCAAAGCGTTCCATGGGTCGAGAAATATAGACCTAGTGAATTTTCAAATATAGTGTTAGACCCTACAAACCGAACTATATTTAAAAACATAATTAATAAGGATTATTTTCCAAATTTATTGTTCTATGGTCCTCCTGGGACTGGAAAAACAACAACAATTATTAATTTAATAAATGAACATCAAAGAAAACATAGCAAGATAAATAAAGAAAATGTCATACATTTAAACGCGTCAGATGAACGCGGTATTGACATCATTCGTAATCAAATTCAGCAATTCGTAAAATCAAACAGTTTTTTCGAGGTAGGTATTAAATTTGTAATATTAGATGAAGCTGATTATATGACAAAAAACGCACAACAAGCGTTAAAATATTTAATGCAGTCATCCAAGTGTAATGTTCGTTTTTGTTTAATATGTAATTATATAAGCAAGTTAGTAACATCGTTACAAAGTGAATTTATATGTGTACGATTCGACCAATTGCCCGAAATTGAAATTTATAAATTCATAAAGAACGTATCTAACCAGGAGAAATTACAATTATCTGATATTGATATACAAACTATTCAAAAAACATATAGGTCAGATATTCGTAGCATGATAAATTTCATACAATTAAATCAAAATTTATCAGAATGGAGTGGTAGTATTATTACAAATGATAGTTGGGAAAAAATATATGAGCTTCATCGAGTAGAAAAAACAATAGAACTAAAAGAGTTGATTCAATATATTAGCATAAAGTACAACATAGACAAGAAAGGAATAATTATAAAGTATTTCAATTACATGATTCGTAATAAGATTCATGCCACAACCCCACTATTTTTAGATAATGTAGAGGTAATAACACATTCAGATAATGCTGACTTAAATTCAATTATAGACTATTTTTGTGTAAATTTTATAGGCAGCTACATATAAAATTGAAACAATATAAACGTATCTATATTGTTTCAATAGTAAATATAATGGATAATATGATTGATGATGAATGGGATAGTTTCATATCCGGTCAAGATACAAATGAGTATGATTTTACATCGCTCACTATGCCAAAATCAAATAATAAGGAAGATAGCAGTTATAATAAGGTACACAATTCTAGTGTAGAAGAAATTACCGGAGATGTTCCCAATTGTGAAGATTTGTATATATCAACAACCACTAAGGTGTTGTTTTTAAACCAACCTATAGATATTCAACTCATATTTTGGGAAATTCCTATAATCGATTATTGGAAACCAGAAGAAGGTGTTATCAAAAAACAAATAAAAATAGTTTCAAAAACACAAGAAGAATTGGATTGTTATTACAGTAAATTGGAGAATATAAACTATTATAACGAAGTAATTATTAAGCAAATAAATACACCAGATGCCAGACGAATCAAATTCAAAGACGAACGTAAAATCACAATCGGAATGTCAAAAAAGGACATAATGACGTGTCGCGGTAAGGTAAAAAACGCATTTTACAATTGTTTTGCTCTAATTCTGAGATTCAAATTTCAAGAAGTATATCGTGAGATCCATGTGAAAGTGTTTAACACTGGTAAACTAGAAATACCAGGAGTATTAAATATACAAATGTTAACTATTGTAAAAACTATGATTCTAGAATTATTAACACAATATATTGTCGATATCCCGTTAGAATTTTTACCACACGACATAGAAAGTAATGTTTTAATAAATTCCAATTTCAATTGTGGATTTTATATTGATCGCGATAGACTGCATAATATATTACGCAGCTCAAAATATAATATAGAAACCGCATATGACCCATGTAGTTACCCAGGAGTAAAATGTAAATATTATTTCAACCATGAAATTGGGTTTGATATGACCCAACAACGCGGGAAACTAATACATGCAGACAGAACTATGAAAATGAGTGAGCTAGATAGCGCAACAAAATATTCAGAAATATCATTTATGATTTTTCGAACAGGTAGTTGTCTTATTGTAGGTAATTGTACGGAACGTATATTAAGATTTGTTTATGAATCAATAAAACAAATCCTACACGACGAATACTATAATATCGCAGTAAAACATGTGATTTCAGACCAAAAGATAAAAAAAGAAAAAATTAGAAAAAAGACAGTTACATTAACACGTGAATACTTAGACAAAATAATGGAGTAACCTTACCAAATTTTAATCATATAACCAATTTACAAACTCAACCGTGCTAAGCGTATTAAACTTTTGTTTAAATACACTATTACCTACTGATATTTTTTTAAAGACGACTTCGTTTTTTTCTTGTTCGGTAATTGACCCACTGCGTATACGTTTATTTTTTTCACTTTTAGATAACATTTTACTTAATAAATCGATATATTTTTCTTGACTGATTGGAAAATGTTGATGTATATATTCTAGATAATACGTAGTAAAGTCTAATCGTTCAATATTTAATAAATACATTTTAAAAAAACGGTCGCATATTTCAAGTCTAAACTTAAAATCATATAAGTAATTATTCCAACATAATACCGTATTTATAAACTTTGAGATACGTATAAAGAGAGTCCTCCATTCTTTATCATTAATATTAACTTGTTCGGACGAGTGTGACATAATGTTAATTAGTGTGTTTGTCTTTTCACTTTCATTTCCATCATGAATATCAAAAATCGCCTTTTTATAAACGAACATAATCGCATCTTTATGATTTAATCCATTCATAACGTGAGATTTATTTACTTGCTCTATATATTCTATAAAATAATGATATGTCTGTTGTGCTTGATAATAAGCCTTATCTAATTGTTTTGTTTTTAATAATGTGTATTCAAATACTCGATGGATAGCATTTATACCTACAGATAAACTTTGATTTGAGTGTTTAGACGTGATTATTATCTCGGATGATTTTATTTTATCGATACAATCCTTTAAAACACCATAATAAGTTTCTATAATCTGTTGCTTATTCGTTTTATGCCCGCTCATTAAGAGTTACATACTATGTATATTTAAGATTTGGGAATTATACGTAAAGTAACACTAAACATACAAATATAATATACTTAATAATTTAACTATTTAAAGTGATAGTCAGAGTAATACTCTATATTATAAAATGCAAGATAATTCTACTTCACCTACACCCGCTAGTAATCATAGATTACCCGAAAACGCAACATTGCAGCATGTTGCCAAACTATCAATTATTGATGATAAGCCAATCATGATGGATTATTGGACTTCCTCACTTGAGAAGGAGTCATTAATCGGCGTTAAGGAAACCCAAGAGAAATTACTAGTCAAGAGTGAAGATGAGTACACCAGTCCAATAACAAAGATTTTTAAATCTGGTTCGGAGTTTATTATTGTAACCGAAAATTCTATTTATTTGGTTGACAAAGATATTCCTACTAAGCGAATTTCAGCTTAAGTAAATTATAAAATATTCTTTGTAGAAAGAATATTTTATGGTAATCCGTCTGATAAATGCGCTCGTTGTGCGTCTGTTAATTCACTAGGAAAGTTAATACGAAATGTAAAAATAAGATTTCCAATCCGACCATTTTGCTTCATACCAAGCCCTTTAAAAACCTGAGATTGTCCTTCTTTTATTATGGTAATTGGATTATTATTATTAATAGACAATTTTTTTTCATTTAAATGGATAAATTCAAAAGAAAACCCACATAATGCTTCTTTCAATGACAATTCTTTATCACAAAATAAATCCAAACCTTGTCTCTTGAAATTAGTAGTATTATTTATATTAATAACAATTTTTATATCTCCCTTACCATATTGATTTTGATTTCCAATTCCCTTTAATAGTATTGTTTCATTATTGTTAACTCCTTCTGGTATTTCAACCATTAATCTTTCCACTTCTGGTTTTTTATTATTATCTTGTTGGACCCACCGTTCAATTTCTATCGGAATAGAACACCCTGAATATGATTGTTCGAAAGATATGTTAATGTTCTTTGTCATCATGGATGGAGGTCCCATACTTGAATTGCTAGTAAAAACGCGTGTAGTGGAGTTTCCATCTCGAAATACTTGAACGTTTGGCATACCTGGATGAACTGGTCTACCATTAAACATCATATTAAATATATTATCAATGTCTCCAAATCCGTGATTAAAATTTGTATTCATCTGATGTTGAAATGGGTTTTGTCGCACCCCATTTAACTCGTTGTCATATTTTTGTTTTTTTTCTTTGTCACTTAGTATTTCATATGCTTCATTTATCTCTTGGATTTTAGTTATTGCGTCTTTACTCGAATTTCGGTCGGGATGATATTTCAACGAAGCGCTACGATACGCTTTTTTGATTTCAGTATCGGATGCGTTTTTGGCTACCCCTAATATTTCATAATGAGAAGGCATTTGCAATAATAACATATCATGTCTTTATAATATTTTAATTATAAATGATATAAATTCATAAAAATATGTTATACATCCTTTACTATGAAATCAACAATAGACAGCACATTTATCAATAAATATAAACCATATTATATAAATGATTTTTACATAAGTGACATGCTTAAAACCACATTACATAAACTCATTGAGATAGATAATTTAAATTTGTTATTTGTAGGTAATGCTTGCTCGGGAAAAACCACTTTATTATATGCTATTATACGTGAATATTATGGATTATCGAAAGGCGATTCATTTCCAGAATACAATACATTGTTTATTAATAACCTAAAAGAACAGGGAATACAGTATTTTAGAACTGAAATGAAAACATTTAGTCAA